TGTTGCCGAGTGGTCGGAGAGCGCCTCGTTCGGGACGAGGCGCTCTCCGTTACGAGTCTACGAAGTCGCTGTGACGTTCTGCTTCGCGCACTCGGCGGTCGGAGGATCGTGGTCTGTCATCCACCAGCCGCCCTCTTCGATGTGCGTGTTGTCCGGCGGGCCGTCACCATACGGCCCGACTCCCCACAGCGGGTTCGTCTGCGAGTAGCCGGCGAGCACCGGCTGTGTGAGGTCCTCGCCGAACGAGTTGTTGCCCAAGTGCCAGATCGTCCTCGGAAAGACGAAGTGGAACCAGGGCAGCGTGGAGTCCTGCGCCGACCCGTTGATGTTCTGCGTCCAGAACTCGAACGCAACGGCGTCCTGATCCGTGTCGCAATCGAGAGCGCCGGGATAGTTCACACCCACGGTGTCGGAACCGTCGAGGATGCCGTCAGCCCCGAGCATGAACTCCTGCACGACGGGCTCAAGCGATCCGTCGGTGAACTCGAACTCGAACCAGTTGAACGTGTCCGGTGCCTTGAAGCGGGCCAGCGAGCAGCCGCACCCGTTCCGCAGGCTGAACGTGTTGCCGGTGTCGATGTTCGGCGTGAGCGTTACCGTGACGGGCTTGTCCGTGACGTAGCTGTTCGCGCCTGCGATCACCGAGCCGCGAGAATCGACCCTCGTGAGACGGATGGTGCAGACTCCGAACGAGACTCCGCATGTAACTGACATCTGTTCTTCCTCCCCTCTCTACGAGGTCGTCTACGGCGCCCAATCGACAAGGACGCCAACTTGGAGCGCCGTGTCCCAAGTGGCGAGAGCAGCGCGCTCAGCACGGAACGTGACCGTGTTGTCCGAGCGGTCGAGCGACGTGCGTAGATCGGAAAGGGTCGGAGCTCCGAGTCGGACCTCCACCGCGCCGGTCGCGTAAATCCAGTCTTGCCCGTCTCCGGGGCCGGCCTTTCCTGTCGGGTGGACGCCGATGTAGCCGCCGCCCGAGACGACGGGCGTGCCGTTCAGCGTGAAGAGGTTGCCCTCTTCGTCGCCTTCCAGCTTGTCGCCTTGAAGAAGAGAGATGACGGCCGGCGTCGCGTGGATCATTCCCCTGATCCCCGTCTCGCCGATGGCGTTCTCGAGCCGTGCGAGTCCCTCAGCAGCCGAGATGCCGTTAGCCCCGAGCTGCACGAGGTTCACGTCGCCGAGCGCCGGGTTGCTGAGCCCGACGACGCCGTGGGCCAGTCCGAACTCGACGCCCCACGACCCGTTCGCCTCGAACGCGACACGGGTCATTTCGCGCAGGCCGTTCGACGAGAACATCGAGCACGTCGTCGGGACGTACACGACGAACGCATCGAATGTCGGGAGCGGCCTGTTGTTGCCGTCCTCTTTCACCCTTGTCGTTCCTCCCGCGCACGGGTCCCACACGAACGGCGGGTCGGTCGGGAAGGTGTCGAGGACAACACCGTTCAGCCAGCGGCCGTCGTCGGCAACGACGACCCCCGGCGTGTTCAAGAGCGAGTGCGGTGGGGCGACCGGACGGGGGCCGTCTAGATCGAGCCTCACCCCTGCTGCTGTCAGTGTGCTCATGTATCAGCCTCCGTCCGGTCGTTTCCCTCAGTCGCTCAGTCGCAAGTCCGAACTGTTCCGAGCGGCGGGTACTGGCCGCTGGCGCAGATGTCGGTCGTCTCCCAGTACGCGGCCTGTGCAGGCCCGATCCGGGCGACGTTCTCGAACGACTCACCGAAGATTTGGAAGTCGTTCGTGGAGTTGAGCGTCGAGTCGCGCACGATGCCGAGCTCGAGCGACGCCATATCGAGATGCAGGAACGTCCCGGCGGGGAACATGCCCCACTGGATCACGTCGGGGAACGCCTCGAGCGCGGCCTGGTCGCCCTGTGCTGCGTCGGCGATCATGCTCGGCCCGTCGGTGCCGACCCCGTTGCCCAGGAGCGGCGTATCCATGTACCACGTCACGTCGATGCCGACCGAGGCGAGGTAGCCCTCGATGTCGCCGCGCGTGCGGTACGAGTCGAACTGCTTCTGCACCGTGTCGAGCAGGAGAATGTCGAGGGCGACGCGCGGCAGGAGCGCCACGAACCGGGCCTCGTTCGGAAGGCGCAGGCGGGACCGAATCCCGAACTGCGTCTTGGTGATCGCGTCCATGAGGTACGTCAGCGCCGAGAGCGTCTCCGCGCCCGACGAGACGTGAACGGACAGCGACTTGATCTGGCCGAGAATGTAGCCCTCGGCGACCCGCGCGTGCGCGGCCATCGTGAGCTCATTCTCGTGGGCGATCTTCTCGGGCCACGCCATCGCGTTCAAGTTGCCGAACTCGCGGCAGTGGGAGATGACCGTGACCGCGTACTCGGTGTACGTCGGGCACGACATATCGAGGCACGACTTGGTGGCGAACGTGCCGCCGAGCTCGTCCTCTGCCGCCGTGATGACCGTGATGGCGCCGGCTGCGTCGGCGATGGTCGTCGGCGTCGGGACGTTCACGCCGCCGCGCTGTGCGCGGAAGTTCGGCAGGGCGTCCCGCACCGGCCGGTCACGCGATGCGAGCTGCGGCATCGAGTAGATCGGCTCCAACGGAGCACAGAACCCGCCGGATGCGACCAGCGCGTCGAGGCCGGTGTCGCCCAGGAACGGCGATCCGACGGCCGCGATCTTCTCCGAGTTGCCCTGCCAGTCGGACGGGTTCAGGACCCGCTCTTCCGGGTAGTTCTCGGAGTAGTCGAGCGACGCGACGAGCCACCGCTCTTCACGGCCTCCTGCGACGTGCGACGGAGGCCCGAGAGCCTTCGCCATCTTGCCCACCGCGTCGGCGAGCTCTCCGCGTGTCTCCAACTGCGTGCCGGGGACGGTCGCGGGGATCAGACCGGAGGCCACGAACGCGAGCGCCTTCTCGGGCTCGCTGACGGCCACACGGTCGGCTGCCGGCGCCGGGGGTGCCCGCCGCAGACGCGGCTTCTCGGGCTCCGGGGTGGCGTCGGCGACGAGTGCCGGCTCGCGTGCGTCGGCGGTCGCCTCGGCCTCGGCCTCGGCGTCGTCGTCAGTCGCGGCCTCTTCCTCGGTCGCGGCCTCTTCCTCGGCCTCTTCCTCGTCGGCCTCGGCCTCGGCCTTGACTTCCGGCTCTTCGACCGATGCGGCGATTTCGTCGATGCGGCTCTCGAACGACTCGGCCGCGTCCACGCGGGCCTGCGTCTCGGCCTTCAGCGCCTTGATCGCCTCCGCGCCGGCCTCGTACTGCTCGATGATCTGGTCGGCGGTGAGGTCGCCGAGGTACTCGGCGTCCTTGTCCTTGATCTTCTGGTGCCCGACCATTGCCTCGTCGAGCAAAGCTGCGAGCTCGTCGTCGGACAGCGTAGTGATGTCCTTCGGGAGCGTCGGGAATAGCCCATCCATGTGAACTCCTGTCGTCGCGTTATGTAACGCGCCGTTTCTCTATGGATCGGGCTGACGCCGGTTGGCCGCTAAGGACCGTTTGCGCTGCGTGCCTTATACCACAGTCGGCCGGACGGACTACGCTTTTGACCAGTCGTAGGCGCCGGCGTCCTCGGCCAAGTGCGCGGCCGTGCGCGGAACCGCCTTGCTGTGAGCTGACCGCTTCCCGATGGTCGAGTCCACTTCGTCGGGGTGCTCGATGATCGAGGGAACGCAGGCGTAGACAGCCTGCCGAGTGACCATCTTCCACCGGCCCCCAACGGCGTCATCCGAGCGAGGTTCGCCCCTAACGCCCGGTAGTTGTGACCCTCCCTGTGTCCATTCGAGGAACTCTTCGGCCTTCGCTCGCGGCCAGAGGACGGCGACGACGGGAAGGAACGACCGAAGCGCCAGCCTGACGTAGCGGCGGTCGTCGGTGAGGGCGCGGCGGGCCTCCATCGAGGCGTCCCGAGGGAGCCGGCCGAGGAAGAGGCACACGGGGGCGTTCGGGTGGGCCTGCGCGATCTGCTTGACGGCCTTCGCGAAGTGCGGGGCGGGAACCGTATCGTCCTGCACGATTAGCAAGTGCGTCACAGCATGTGGAATGTCGGCGAGGCACTTCTGGTAGCCGCCCCACGGCGACGGCGGCACGGACTCGTGCGTGACGACCTCGATCTTCAGCGGTCGCAGGCCGCGCTTCAGCGCAGGGAGCAGCTCGGCCCGCGACGGGTGGTGCTGGATGCGAGCGAGGATCAACCCCAAACGTGCGCCATGTAGACGCATTGGGCGAGCAGGATCAGCGCGAGCAGAACCTCGGCCAGTCCGATCTTGAACGTCATCAGTCCCCCCCTCCGCAGCCGAGCGCCTTGCCGCGCTTGGCGATGTGGGCCTCGACAGCAGCGCGCTTTCCCGGCGACGTGCGTCCGATGGCCTGCCGTGCGTTCGACCAGTCGGAGCAGTTGCGGATCGGGTAGCTGCCGTCCGACATCGCGGCGCCCGTGCCGGCGAGCCGCTGCCGTTCCTTCGCTGAGAACGTCGCCGCGACCATCGCGTCGTAGTCGCCCTCTTCCTCGATGCCGGCCGCGATCAGATCGCGCCGACGAATGAAGCTGCGGTCCGTGACCGGCGTTTCCATCTCTTCCCCTTCGTCCGAGAAGCCCTGAAGGATCAGGGCGTCGATTTCTCCCGAGTCGGCGGCGGCGACCATCGCCGGAATCCCGTAGCCGGGAACCGGGACGGCGAGCGCGCCGACGAGCTCGAGGTTGTGGTTCAGATTGCGCCAGTCGCCGGACGGCAAGTTGGCGCGGAGGTCGCGGAGCTGCTCCGGGCTGATGTCGCTTCTGACGGCCCCGGAAAGAAAGATGCCGTGCTTTCCGTCTCGCGCTCGGACGAAGGCGCCGACGGAGCCCGTCTTGTCGTAGTGCGTCGAGGCCGCTTGCAGCGTCGCGCGGAGGTCGGCGTGACGCGCCTGCGAGCCGACGACGACCTTGCCGACCGGGATCGCGGAGCCGTCCTCGAGCTCGAGCTGGCCGAGATGGAACATGCGGTAGGACGTGTTCGAGCGCGGCGGCTTCACGCAGGAGCTATCCCTGCCGTTCACCATGCCGGCGTGACAGCCGTTCCAGGGGGCGAGATGGCCGTGGATGCGTCCGTCGGCCTCGACGGTCAGCGGCTCGGCGAAGTCCGGCTCGGGCTGGTCGAACCAGTCGGCCGGCGGCTTGAGCGGAGCGGTCACAGTTGGG